TCCCCACTGTTATGCTTTACTAACGCAAACCCACATTAGGCCGTTAATGATGTTTGAAGATGACCAATCAGGATAGAATGTTATAGCAGTATCTGTGAACCCATCTGAAGAAACATACATACCGCTCATACCATCGTGTGTAGCTCTATTAAGGTAATCTACAATTCCAAATGCTACGAATGGTGTTGCGGTAACATTTAATGGCACAGTTATTGTTCCTTGCGGTTTATTTAACTTCAAATATCCCCACTGTAGAATTAAGCCGTTGGCAAATTTTACGAAGCCGTTTTGGCCTAAAGATTGCGCTACGATACCGCCATTATTAACTGCACCAGTTAAAGCGTGCACAAAAGCAGTAGTGGCAATTTGTGTGTTATTGGTAGTTTTCGCAACTGTCGGAGCTGTGGGCGTGCCAGTAAAAGCAGGACTCGCCAGTTTAGCATACGGAGTAAGGTCTGGTACCGGAGCGTTTTTTAAAATGCTTTGCTTAACTCGTAATGCAGTCATGTGCTTAGTGTTATCTGTACCTGCTTCAGCTTCCGCCTGACTAGCTATCGCTGGTTTCGGCGCAAGTTTGAGAATTGCTTGCTTAACTCGTAACGGAGTCATCATTTTAGCGTTATCGTTGCCCAATTCAGCTTCATTCTGTGATGCAATGATGATAGCATTAAGAATTTCAGCAATCTTGCTATCCAAAATATCAGCATTCTCATTTAATGCTAAAATATCTGCTACGTTATCGTAGCCGGGTTTATTCAATTTAAGACTGGTTGTTTTTGGTAAACCATCAAATTGTCCCATAATAACCTCCTTAAGATTTCAGACGTTTAATATTTAGCCATGTACCGTTGTTTTTATGTTGCCCCCAAGTGCCGAATTGCTTTGTTTCTCCCCACGTGAGCCACATAAATGTATAGTAAATAGCCAGATGAGCAGGTTTAGTATCTTCTAATACTTCTTTTAAGGCATCTAAATCGGTTGGCACGCCTATTGGCGAAATAAACTTGACGTGTATTTTACCGCCGATAAATTCGAGTGCTGTAGTGCCGTTTTTCCAGCTATTGGCAACTTCCTGCAACAGTACGATGTCAACCTTGCCAGCGCCCACCCAACGAGCGCGGATAACTGCCCTGCGATCCTCAAGGCTCTGCCCTGCTCTTGGAATAATGCCTAGCTCGTATTCGTAATATTTAATCGCCTGCTCTGTAGCAGTGTCGAAAAAATTATTGTTATAAATCTCATCGACCGTTGTAGCTAGGTTATCCAGGTTAAGCCCTACGCTGTTAAAAAGCTCGTTAATCCATTTATCTGCCCTATATAGCTGGTGTAGGGTTTTAATGCAGTATTCTTTGCTCTTAAACATTTAGGTTCACGCCCTTCAGTACAGCTACATTTTTATCAGGGACGGCAACTCTATCTGTGTTGCCATTGACTTTAAGGCCATAATAATCGCTCACGCCATCTGTGCTGATAATGATATTACCAATCTTAGCAGCGGAAACATATTCTGCATTTAGTGCTACGCTTGCAAGATATTTTTTGATAGCCTTTTCAACATTGGCTTTGATAACGTCAAGCTGTACAGTGTTGTCTAGGATAATTGTAGCAACAACATTAATATCCAATCCCACCGCTGCAGTAACAGTACAGTAAGCTCCTATGGGAGCCTCGCCCATGCCAGTACCTGCACTATTAGGATCTATATAATCTTGGCAACGCTTTACTGTTTCGCTGTTGGGTACAAGGCCGTTATCATCGACAATAACTACTTGTACTGTGTTATCACCTTTCCAGAGCGGATACACTTTACAATCGCCTACGCCTTCTACTTCTCTAGCCCAACGTCGATAGTGTGCGATGTTGCCGCTTGTAGCAGGCTCTCTGAGCGCTTCATAATAACGTTGGCGCAGGCTTGTATCTGTTTCAGCTTCGTAGCCGTCTACAGTGGGCTTATCGTTGGTAATCTTTGCAATGCCGGGAATAGTTACAGGCATTTCCACAATGGTTCCTGTAGCAACATTGCCAGCGATGCCAGGGACAACAGCTTCTACCATTACTGTATCGTTTTCTGCTACAGTTTTGGTTTCTGCGGCCTTAAATTCAATGCCGCCAGATGTAGAAAATAATGCACCTTTTACAATCTCGCCTGCACCTCTAACAATCTTGATTGTGCCGATAGCGGCGGTAGCAGCTTTTCGGTTGATACCCTTGCGCTGGTAAACAAAACGCTCCAAATCTACACCTGTAAGGTTATCAACGTCCTGTTTATATTCCAGGTCGAAAACTTTATCCCACACACGCTTAATGCCGAATGCAGTAGCTTTTAGAATATCCCATGTAGGAAAGCCTTCCGTTTTTTGATATGTATCGGACACATTCCCCAAGAGCTCATCGTGCACTTTTTCTACGGTAGCGTTTTTCAACTCACTCGCCACTAATAACTACCTCCTCTCCTGTGTTCGTCTTAACAGTAAAACTAAACGTACCTTTGTCAAAATTCCATTTACTCACGCTGACTACATCAGGACATTTCATTAAAATACCTTCATTAATACGACGCATTATTTCAGCCACCTGATATCCTCTAGGCAAGCGGTAACCAACGAGTCCGCTAGTGTCTATGCCGAACTTCTCAGTATATACAGCGTATTTATTGATTTCAGTTCGGATATACAGCTCAATCCACTGCTTAATTGCATCAATCTTGCTAGGCTCCCTTAGCTTACCGTCTTCAACAACAAATTCGTTTTTCGTATAGTCAAAGGCGATGCTACGGCCGATAGTGCCTTGCTTGTTTTCCTGCTCCTCGTTGCCAGCAATAGAAATATTAAAATTAACATCACTGGGAAACATCAGCTCACCCCTCTTAAAATATCCACAACAAAATAGTGCTGCTCGCTTTGATCTGGAACTACCATTACATAATCGCCAACCTTCCATACCTCGTTAAGGTGTACCCTGCCGCTTGCCTCGATGTCGCCGTTTGCAGAATAACTGCCACCTCCGGGCTTGCAGGATACTGAAATACTACCGCTCTGGCTTTGGGTAGCAACATAATCTCTAAATGTAGTTTCACGTTCCAATATCTGATTACAGATATAAATCTGCTCTGCCTGCAACATAAACTTGCCATCTTGTATGCTTATAATCACAGGCGCCAGACTTTCCACCTTGCCGATGCAGGCGCCTAAAGGCTTTGGATTTTCTCGTTCTTTAAAAAGCTCTGCTAACTTATATTCCCAATCCTTCAACGCCTACACCTCCAAATTGAGCTCCATAATATGGTTAAGGCCATCGTATCGATGGTTACAATTCTTAACTAAAAACGCACCTGCCAAATTAATCTCTGGCTGATTAAATACGAGCGTTCTTCCTGCTCGCACTGCATCATCACCAAAGAGAGTGATTTGAAAAGTGCGCTTTACTTTGTTAAGGTTTTTCAATTTTTGTTTAGCGATGTTAGATGCCTGGGAATTGTTTTTATCGTCCAACTTTTCCACCTTGGTAAGCAGGCCGTACTTTGCGATAGTCTCGCTATCCTCAGCAGTAGCTCTGATAGTAGCGTTTTTTTCACAACTGGAAGCAATCAATACTCTTGTAGCCATTTCTTCGATGGAATAACTGGAACGAAAAGAACCGGGAATATCTGCAGGATTAAAGCCAGTACCTCCAGCAGGCTTGTAATATGCAGTAACAATTAAATCTTCATATTTTTCAATATAAAGCTTGTTTTCGCGTACTTCTAAACGATATTTGCTTCCCGTTTCGTTCTCGCCCATGGCAAGTAAGTCCCTGATAATATCGGAGATTTTTCTACCATTGTAGATTTTCTTAACATCTGTACTGATATCGCAAATAGAACCAATAGGAATATCATTCTCACTACAAAGCTTTTTGATAGCATCACTCACGCTAATGCTATTAAATTGAATAATTGCCTCGGATTTGTTTAGATAAAAGCCGTAATCATAGGCTCTGTAGCTATATTCTGTCAAACTAGTACGATCGTAACCAACAATAATTCCGTTGAAAACCTGCTTGCCGTCGCTGAGGAATGTTACCTTTGTTCCAATCGGTAATTCTTTGCCGCTTAAATTCTTGTCAAGAGGATTACTGAGTAACTTGAAATCAAAACTCATCCCTAACGCCCTGATGTTATCCGCCCTGCTATACGCTCCTGTATGAGCAGTTATATCCTGCCAAGCCCCATTGATATTAGCCATCAATGTAATCACGATGCCAAGCCTCCTAGCGGGACTATAGAACGATATTCTACAAGCTCCATACGATAATGATAGTCCTTAACATTATCAATGTAGTAATCAAAACTATTGATTAAGCAGGACATATTTAGATAAACAGAGCCGTCGGAATAAGCTATAACAATGCGTGCTACGTTATTGTTTGCACGGCAATTATACACGAAGTTAATAATCTCGCCAGATGTGCTACCTAATGGATTGGCAAAAGGATATTTACTAACATCCACTGGTAGCAATCCGCTTAGAGTTACTTTTCTTAAGCCCATTGTACCCATAACGCTCATGGTCCCCAATACGCTCTCAAACGTTTCGTTGTTTTGCGGATTGCTTACCTCAGGCAAATCAGCAGGGGCCAGAGGCAGAACAACGGCGCCGTTTTTAGCGGTTAAAACGATACTTGCCTTGCTACCTACGCCCATTTTAGCCGTTACAAGACGGCTTACAATCATATTTAAAATGCTGCTCATTGTTCCACCTCCTATACGTTGGCTAACGCAGTCATCAAACGTTCACTGATTGCGTTGCCACATTCATTATAAAAATCCTCGTTGCCAATCACGTTGCCCGAAATGTTTAGATTAATAGTAATGTTGGATTTACCAACAACCGCCTGCTTAGCCAAATCGTGTGGTATAATTTGAGATCCGGACGGCAGATTGATTAACTCCCCTCTGTTGCCTTCGTTAACATAGGTTTGTCCGCCTTTAAAATAGCTAGTACCTAACGCATTGTGAGGAGCTTCTCCGCCTCCAAAGAGCGGTTTATCTTTCCATTGCTGGAATGCCTGATAGGCGCCCTTCATAGTTTCCCAGGCTCTTTTTACAGATTCAGTAACCTTATCCCAGTTTTTCCATAACACAACAATGCCAGCAACAAGCAAGCCGATTGCTGCAGAAATAAGGCCTATGGGATTGGCTAACATAACCGCATTAAATGCAGCCATTGCCGTTGTAGCGCCACCTAGCGCCGTTGTTACTGCAGTAATAACTCCTGCAATCTTAAACGCCGCCAAACCTGCGCCTATTCCGCTCAGTACGCCTATAACAATATCGCCGTTGTCAACCAGCCATGTAAAGCCATCAATCAGCACAGGCAAGGCGGTAATAAGGCCGTCAGCAAGCGCCTTGACCACAATGCCTATGGAAGCGCCTAAGTGGTTAAAACTAGCAGATAACTCGCCATTACTAATAGAGTTATTTAATTCTCCCAAACTGCTATTGACGTCAAATAACGCTTCGGTAAGTGGCTTTTTAAACTTATCATAAATAGAAATGCCGATGCCCTCTGTTACTGATTGAAATTGCTTAAACTGGCCTTGCAAGTTGTTTTGCATAGTCTTTGCCATATTGGCAGCGGCACCATTGGAGTTGTTGATAGATTTAGATAATTTATCAAAATCACTATCCGAGGCATTGACTAATGCCAAAAATCCGCTCATTGCCTCCTGCCCTGCCATTGCAGAAGCATATTCAGCCTTTTCAGAATCAGATAATTTACTAAAGGCTTTGCGTAAATCTAACAATGTTTCATTTAATGGTTTAACAGTGCCATCAGCATTTTTTACGTTAATACCTAATCTAGCCATAGCGTTAGCCGCTTCTTTTGGCGGATTGATCAACCTTGTAAATGTGGACCGTAAGGCAGTACCTGCTTGTTCGCCCTTGATGCCTGCATTAGCCATTAACCCTATAGCAAGAGCTACATCTTCGACGCTATACTTCAAAGAGCCAGCTAATGGAGCTACATATTTAAATGTATATCCCATAAGGCCTACGTTAGTATTTGCGTTGCTGGAAGCCGCTGCCAATACGTCAGCAAATCGTCCAGAATCCTGGGCGCTCATACCAAAAGCAGTTAAAGCGTCAGTAACAATATCGGATACGCTAGCAAGCTCTTCACCAGAAGCCGCCGCAAGGTCCATAATGCCCTTAATGCCGTTTAACATCTCGGTATCCTTCCAACCAGCCATTGCCATATATTGCATAGCCTGAGCCGCTTCGGATGCACTAAATTGAGTAGTAGCGCCCATCTCTTTAGCTTTAGCGGTTAATTTTTCAAGAGCACTACCAGAAGCACCTGAAATGGCTTGTACCTTGCTCATTGCCGCTTCAAATTCAGAGCCTACGCTTACACTATAGCTTGCTAACGCCGCCATAGAGCCAACTAACACAGTGCCTGCATATTTAGCAAGGGAACCTAACGCACTAGCTCCTGCCTTGCCATAATTTACCAGGGCATTTTGAGAGCGTTTTAATTGTTTCTCCTGCTCTTTAGTTAGATTGGTGATTTTCTTCATCGGCGCAGAAAATCGGTCCTGCAGGCTCATTAAGACGTTAATATTTTTGCTCGCCATATTTTTTTGCTTCCTCCTCTCTTGTTAAAATCATACTCGCCATTAAAAACAACATTTCTGTAGAAGTCATAGCCACTAATTCTTTCAGGCTATGCCCTCGTTCCAAGTAATAATGGATTGTATAAAGCTCCGTATCGGAGCTAATCAGTTTTTTAGTTCTTCGATAGCACCATTATCGTTGATACCGTACATTGCACCAATCTCATCGCCCAGTGCAGTAATTGCAGTCAAATTCTGTTCGAAAAGCAAAGTAACGATATCGGTAGGCTCTGCTACTTCGTATACTTCCTGCAATTGTTTGTTTTGGAATAACGGCACAGACATATAAATCAGCTCTTTGTAGAGCTCGAATTTACCGCCAAGGGAATCGTCATCTTTGTATTTGTCAATTAACTGCAGCACCTTGGCAAGCGGCAGTTTTTCAACAGTCAAGGTCATATTGAGAACGGGTACTACAATTTCTTTGACTGCCATTTTTGCCTTCATTGCTTGTGCTTTGCGTTCTAAAAGTGCTTCTAATGTAGCTTTTTCCATAATAGCCTCCTATAAGAAAACTCCCTATCTAATTAAAGATAGGGAGCCATTCAATCAAATCAAATCGATATAGTGATAGCCGCCTGCTTTAAATGGAACAGATTCCTCTGCAATAGAAGCATTGGTAAACGCTAGCAAAGCAAATTCGTCCAGAGTTACATCGTAAATTTCAATTCTTTCAGAGCCGTTAGAATCTGGATCAGCAACAGAACCTACGATTTTAATTTTAGGTAATACGCCTGTTTCAAGGCCATCGCCAATAGTGCGAGCAATAAAGCTATCAATTTTGTGTAATACCATAGTGCCAGCAAGAGAGTATCCTACCATACGTTGTTGTTGGCAGAGCTCGCCGTTAATATCAACAGTTTCGTAATTGATAGTAGCTTTAATCTCAAAGCTTTTAACATTGGCAATGTTTTGGCCGTTGATATACAGACGACCAAAGGTGCCACGAATGATTTTGTTAGTTACATCAGCCATTACTCAGCACCTCCTATTCCATCTCAATTTCAAATTTCAGATCTTCAATAGCATCCAAAATCTTGATGTTGCCTTGTAAAAATACTGTGGATTTGTAGGTCATATTTTTAACCTTGTTTTCGTCCCAGTCAATCGCCTCGGTTTTGCCGATTGCAAGCCACGCATTACGTTGTGCTTCTACGTTGACATAACAGATATTCTTATAAGCAGGCTCAAGGATTTCCTCTTTAGCCAACTGGCGGAAATAAGCATTAACGGCACTGATAAACTGACATTGATTATCGTAGCTGTTTTTGTATTTGCCTACATAGGATTCCTTAAAGGTGCTATAAATATCTTCAATGATGAGATTCATAGATTCAACAATGATGATTTTGCGCATATCCTCGGTATCGGTGCTGGTAATGCTAGTTAAAGAGTTGACGCCACGTGCAATCTTGATAACGTCATCATCTTTAAACAAAACCAGATAACCCTTATCAATCCAAGAGTTAATATCGTTGGATACGTTGATAAAGCTTGTATCTACGCCGTCAATATCTTCCAGCTCATAATATGTGCAGGAACGATTCATCGGCAGGTTTGCCAAGATACTGGCAAGGCGTGGCAGATATTGCACCATAGCTACATCAGCATCAGTATCAATATCGTGTACCTTAGCATTTTTTACGTTAACTACATACTTGCTATCAGCGGTAGTAGCATTAGCTACAACAGCTACATATTTACGGCCCTTAGATTGCTTATTTTTAGTGATTACATAGTTAACAAGCTCTTGCTGGATGTCATCTTTAATCACACAAACATAGTTGTACTTAAGGCCCTCCATAGCAGGAGCGAATGCGCTCATATCAGTTGCAGTAGGTGCCGCAATGACGTGTACCTTGTTAACAGGTACCAGGAACGCTCTTTTAATAGCAGCCAAATTCTCTGCTGTGTATTCTTCTGCAACAATCTCGTTTTCATAACGATAGGTGCGAGTTCTCAATTCTTTGGCAGTAGTATCCACGCACAAAATCAGCAGGACGCCACGCTTGGAACGGGAAATAGCAGTAATCGCTTTTTGGGAAAATGTGATATCAATATCGGGAAGACCGATTTTACCCATTTTTCAACCTCCTTATTCGTTTACACCAATATCAGCCTCTAAAGTATCAATGAGCGGATATTCGTTAGTATCAGGAATCCCCTGCACTAACTCTGTGGTCATTGAGCACATCAGAGATTTATCGGCTTTTATAACCTCAGTTCTCACATCGTCAAAAACAACATGAGCTACAACCTTGCCGTTCATATCAGCAATAGGCAAAGGCTCTGAGAGTGATTTTACAAGCTCACTGTTAACATCTAGAAGCCTTAAAAAGCCCTCATAGATATCTTCGGCAAAAAAATCTATCTCTATATCAGCCGTTTCCTTTACCAAAGCACTTGTAACCTTTTCGGTTACCAAGCCCTCTACATCAATAAAATAGCAAGGACGAGGAAAACCCTCGTTTAAATCCCTATCCACAACAGGGAAATCAGGGAATTTCTTTTCAATCAGCAGGGATAAGGCCCTGATGATATCAATTACAGATAACATTAGCCGATACCCCTTTCCAGTAAATCATCCACAAATTTTTCAGCTAAATCAGCAAACTTGCTACCAAAATCTTTAGCAGCTCTGCCTGCAATATGCCTGCCTTTTACATAATTGCCTTTAAAGCGTTTACTTGGAGCATGGCCAACGGCTTTATGACCGTATTCAATCAGCTGAGCGTGAGGAGCTGTATTTTTCACACGCACCTGATATTCAGTGCCCTGATATATGTAAGCACGCCCACGGCTAAGTCCTTTAAGCAGATTGCCTGTACGCTTCTTGGTATTACGCTTATATGATTTTCTCATATCTCTACGGAGCGCATTGCCTGCTCTCTGCATCAATTTTTTAGCTTCTTTAGGCATATCCTGCTCAACCATTTTCAACATATTTACGTTAAACTCGGATAATTCGCTAAAGTCTAAATCTACAGTAGCCATCAGATAAGCACCTCGCAGAAAATCTCTAAGCGTTCATGGTCGAGATATGGATCCATAATGTAAAGAATGTTGTAGCGCACGCCATCATAGATAAACCACATATCAGGAGTAATATCTGTGCAGTACCTCATAACTATTTTATGTGTGGTACGCGATAAAGTAGTTTCTGCGGTTCTGCCAGATAAAAGGCTTCCTGTTTGCGGAATAACTCCTGCATACGCTGTTCTGTACAATTTATCCTCTTGCGGATATTGGCCTAAGCGGTCCTTTACTGTGCTTTTTACGTTGTGCCATATCTCTTTTTTTTTGTTAAGCATACTGGATAAGCGTTTATCTTGTTTTCTAAACACGTTATCACCGCCTTAAAAGAAGTTAGTGCAATGAGAACCTAAGATTTGAGCTACAGTAGGATTAACCTGAATGCCAGTCATTGTGTATGCTCTGACATCAAACATATCAGCACATATAGCCATTGCGGCAATGGTAACATCCTCGTATTGGTCTAAATCGTCCAAAGTACGTCCAGTATAGCTAGTGATATAGCTTTTAGCAGCAGGCAGTGCAATATCGGTTATATAGGCAGCATTTTCGGCAGTTTCATCTGCTCTGATGTAGCTTAAAACACTATTTGTCGTCAGCTGGCTTAGTTTCATTTTTAGCCACCGCCTTTTTACGTTTTGCAGGTACAGGAATTGCTTCGATGTAGCCAGCCGCTAACAAATCGTTAGCGACCGCTTTATCATCGATTACAATAATTTGACCAGGAACACCGCATACAAGGCCAGCAAAGCTAACTAATGCTTTATATTCCATGGTGCACTCCTATTAGGCAGGCATTGCCAGAACAGCTACTTTTTGAGATTCAATAACCTTGGTATCAACTTCAAACCAGGTTACCACACCAACTGCGTGCTCATCAGCGTATTTTTCGTGCAGCATTTGCATTTCAATGCCAGGGCGCAGATTGGAGAACAGGCCAGACATATCGCCGTAAACGATAGGTTTAGCAGATGCGCCGATTTTAGCCATATTGTCAGAGAGGTAAACAGGTTTACCAAGCAGAGTAAAGCCAAAACCTTTAGTGATGTCGTCTTGCAGCAGATAACGGCCATCGTTATCTTTCAGTTTACGCAGAATACCCAAGGTATTGGTATTTAAAATCCAGCAAGCATTAGCCTGATATTGTTGAGGAATAAGCAGTTGAAGGTCAATCAGCTCATCAGCAGTAATTGCAGAATTAGCTTTAGTGGTTACTTTTTGGGTTGCACCGGTAACAACGCCCTGGCAAGCAGAAGAGCCAGTACCCAGCAGAGCCTCTTTTTCTAAGAAGCGTGCAATAGCCAGAGAAACTTTGCCAATAATGTAGCCAACTACATCAAATTCACCATTGGTAACCAGAGAACGGGAAATTTTGGTCAGCGCACCAACAAGATAGCCGCTGAGGCTTACAGAAGTAAACTTACCAGTATGAGACTCCAGAGCAGTAAATTCTGCATGGTATGCACATTTCACGCTATCAGTGCCCTCATCATATACAGGGAAATTCAGAGTGCCTTTCACGTTGTATTTGGTAGTCAGGCTAAAAATCGGGCAGATGTTTTCAACAGTTTCGATGATTTTGTTGGCAATGGTGGACGGAATGATTGCGCCGTTATCGCCAGTGCTCATGTTTACTGCGTCACGGTTTTCGGTGTAGTTGGTTTTGCCGGTGCGGATAAAGTTAGCAAATGCACGAGATTCAACCTCAAAAGCATTGTTTTCGGTGATTTTAGCATTGCTTGCTTCAGGAGCACCAGAAGCCTTTTTAGCAGCTTCGTACATTTTGATGGTTTCATCAATTTTTCTGATTTCGCTCATTACCTCATCATAAGCGGTTTTTTCTTCATCACTAAAAGCACGATTTTCTTTTTCTGCATTGATGAACATGCCGTTCATTTTTTCAACGAGCTCATTACGTTTTTCTAAAAGTTTTTTGAAGTCCATTATTTTACCCCTTTCTTAGTTAACGGTCATATAAAAATCAAATTTTCGCTTGAGCATTTCACGCTCTTCGATAGCGCCCTTATCTGGAGCAGGAGGCTCTTGGGGAGCAGGTTCGGAATTGTCCACAATCTCTACGTTATCGCCCAGGTCTCGGCGCTCTTTTAAAGTCGTCTGCTCTCCACGCATTTCGATGCTGGTGGCAATATACGCAGGAGTTACATCCAAGATGGACACTTCCAACAGGTCTAAGTCTGTGATTGTTCGGCGGCGTATTCCATCAGCACGAGTGTCCCATGTGTCAGCATTTTCCACAAAACCAAAACTCCAGCCAGTCAGCTTATTCTCTTTAGCTCTGCGGATAACTTCGGCATCTTTTACCATAGCCTTGGCATACAAGCCAATGTTGTCCTCAACGAGTTCAAGAGTGTTATCGGTGGTGCTAACGTTTCTATCGTGGTTAAACATCAAGCCTACAGTATCGGTTTTGTCTAAGGCACGCTGAAATGTTCCAGGTTCGATAACTTCTACAAACTGACCGCTGACATCGTGAAGCACTCTGCTTTCCCTGCCAACTACGTTAACGTAGCCAGTAATAAGGGCAGAGCCGTCTTTTCTAATCTCAACTTTCACTACTCGGTTCCCTCCTTTCCAGGCTCTGCAATATTGCCTGAGCAATTAGTATTAGGCACAAAAATCTCTTTAGTTTTCGGATTATAGAAAACGTCTGCCAAAGAGAGTTTCATGAACTCAAAGCCAATAGGTGCCATTTTTTCAATTTTTCGCACCTCGTCCACTTGCAGCCAGCCCGATTTAATGGCTGTATCATACGCTGTATAGCGGTCCTTAATGTTGCCTTTTAGAATTTCGCTTGTATCTACTGCAAAAAAATAAGCCCCTTTCTCTTTTTCCAAGAGCAGGAACTTGTTAATGGCAGTATTAAGAGCTTCTACAACTGGCAACACTGCAGTTTTTACGCTATTGAGATAAATACCGTCCATATCAGTTGAGCTAGTGTTAAACAACGCACAATTAATGCCAAAAATATTGTAAACAAGCTCGTTATTGGTCTTTTTAAGGTCATTGAGCTGCGTTTCCGTTGCAGTGCTCTGTGTAGGCTCAAAGCTGATACCTTCATTTAGCACTAATACGTCATTTTTATCGCCGTCCGTGGAAGTTAATCGGCGCCATGCAGCCTTTAACTCGTCCATCATAACCTTATCCAAGCGCCTTGCAGACTTTAAAAATCCTCGTTTGGTGCCGCTTGCTACAGCAGTATTCTCATATTTCAGAGCGTTATACATAGTGGAAAAAAGGAGGGAATGAGAATCAAGCACGCCGATGCCCTGTATGCCGTCAAATGTATCTTTAGTAAGCCTTAATACGTTAAAATCTCGTACCTTTTGGCCGTTAAGATGGATTTCAACGGATTTTTTTACCTTGTCGGCACCTACAATAAGATTTACATATTGGCGCTCTATATAATAGATGCCAGTAATCTTATTGCCCTGTTTATCAACATAAGCATACCCAGCTCCCTCTAGTAACATATCTGTTATAAGGGCCCTACGGAATTGCTCTGCATCCAGCAAGTCGCCAGTATCATCATTTAGCAGTTTTAGACGGTAATCGTTAGTAATTTCCGAAACATTATCGCCATCACGCTTATAAAGTCGGATTGGTAAGCCTGCAATAGTGCCTGCAATAAAGTTAATCGCAGTGCCCACGGCAGGAATATCCAGCGCCTGCGCCCTTGTTATTCGGTTGGAAGCAATAGGTTGGCCTGCCAATATACTAGCAACTTCGGCTTCGGTATACCTTTTTTCTCTAAATCGATAAAAAAATTCAAACATCTTTTATTACCTCCTTTCTTAGATTTGCACTGCCCAATCAAGAGTATTTTTCAAGATTACATCTTGCTGGAGCAAATACAGAGCATTGATAATTGCTACAACCTCATCAACTTTGCCATTAGATTTCTTCTTGTTTACATAGCGGTTGAGGTTTGTATCATAGGTACAACGAGCATTATTAAAGTTAATCTCTAGCAGTTTATTGCTGTCGTAGCGCACCTTACCATTCTCTATAAGCTCTGAGAGCCATTTAGTTGGAGCATGCAGCAAACTACTATGCTGACGAATTTCTATGCACACAAGGCCTGCATCATTCCATTTCTGAGCGCTAGAAATTGCATTATAGCGGTCGTATCCGATACTGCAAACCTTACAGCCTAACTTTTCTTCCAGACTGAGTACGTAATTTTCAATCACTGAATAGTCAACAGTGCGATCACCACACGCAACGCATTTCATAGCTTCTATAAACTCGTTATAGTTGACTTTCTCGAATTTATTTTTCTCGTCTATCTTGCCCTCTGGGATAAATGCAATAGAATCCATCATGACAACATCAATATCCTCATCATAAGAAACAATACCCACGGCACAGTTATCGTTGCTCATTGATAAGTCAACGCCCAAATATACCTCTCTACCCTGCCAGTTAATAGGCTCATTAGAGCGGCAGGCCTGTAAATCCTCCATAGATACATAGGACTCAGAGCCTTGCCCTGAATAGGAAATATTGCAGTGCTTAGTAACGAAGTTCTCGCGCTTAGAAGGCATTTCAATGTCTTGCACTCTTTTCTTTTTTAGGTCAGCCATAATGTCAGGCACTTCCAAAGCTAGAGGATTCGCCTGCTCCAATACGCCGTCATCGGTTGCCCAATCCGTTTTGTTGTCAGGCTCATAGAGCAGGCTGAAAATGGTATCATCTTCAATCTGTTCGTCCAGGACTTTTTTAGCATACCCTACCTCGTCCTCAAACGGATTATTGATAGTCGGATATTTTGTAGATATAACAAATCCTAACTTATTTAAAATAGTAAGTTGGCCTGAGCGCATTGCTTCAATCGGATATGTGTTCGGCAGTGCTCCTGCCTCATCCACAAGGAATACGTTAGGCAGTTTACCGTCCAGACGGCTAGTAGAATAGTTAAGCGGAATATACTCACTATCAGTAATCTGACATTTCACAGAATCACGAAGCTTTTTAAATTTCAGTTTTCCCTGGTAAGTGCCACACAACGCAGGCGACATTGATAAAATATCATCCAACGCCGTTTTAACTTCCCTAGATAAACTGCCATCTGGAGCAACGGAGTAAAATTTTGAGAACCTAGGTTCCAGGAAAAAGAGCAAAATAAAAAGAACGGCAACAATAAATGTTTTTCCGTTCTTTCTGCAGATTTCGAAAACGCAGTTTTCATAACGCCTTTTAGCCGGATTATCTCGTTTGACCGTACACAACACAGCTATGATTAAAAGCCATTGGAAGCCCGCTAGAGCGTTTTTAACACTCTGCCCTGCCTCTAGTCCTTTAGCCATTATAAGCAGGTTTAAAAGGCGGTCTATTTTGTCCACCAAAGCATCATCAATCTTATACTTAGCTAGTTTATCATTAGCGATTAGTAAGAACTCCTGGCATTGCAGTTTGACATATCTAGGAGCATTTATATGGCCATCTACTACAGCCTTAGCGTAAACATAAGACGGGTGCTTTTTACTTAGCACTGTCATCACCGCCTAATGCCGCTAGCAGAGGATCTACCTCTTTTTGTTTGTTGGCAACTAAAGTTCCCATTTTAGCCCTCGCTGCAGGAGATAAGCAGAGCTCAGAACAGATATTAAGATACTGTTTAAAGTAATCTGCTCTGGCAACCCTCAAATCTCTATCTGTTACGCCTGCACTATCAATCATTCTATCTAGCTCGTTAAGGCGGTCAATGACGATGCAGGCTTGACGGAACGTGGTAGTATCCAGTGTAGATAAAACACCGCTAGGTTCCAATGCATTATACAGCCATTCATAAATAGCCGCACGCTCGGCAGTAAAGTCGCTTGGCGGTGTTGCTGTTATTCCAACCCCTGCCAACTTGTCCTCTACCACCATTCTTGTAGCAATTTCTTTTTTAGTATTTGCGCCCTTAGTAGCTCTTACTGGTTTAGGAGTCCTAGGCATTCGCCTCACCTCCTAAACTAGCAGGCACATAGATGTTAAGCCCTTGGAACTCAATTAAATCCTTATATTTTCGGCTGATGTAGATATCTCTGGAAATATCTCCCATACTAGGCACGGATTTAATCTCTTTAGGTTCAAGCAGTTTTTGCAAGGGATTGCCCAAACCTGCGCTATTGCCATACGCCGCAATAGCTTTAAGATATTCAATTACACCCGTAGCATTAGCAATATATTCGGCGGTCAAGCTATTAACAAGATTACTATCATATTGTGTCTCAGGAGCAGTTACTTCAGTAGGCACTTCGGGAGTAACCTCGTTAATGCTGGCGTTAAACGCCTCTTTAGTAGTGAGCGTCATTTGTTTGTTAGCGTTGACGAAAAAAACAGTAACATCATTGTAACCAGGAGGCTCTTGGTTGTCGTTGGCATCAGAGCTACCATCAGCATAAACAATGCCAGTGCGTACAAGCCCATGAGTAATTGCTTCGATAGCTTTTTCTACATCCTTAGCAATATCTACGGAATAATAGCCATTAATAGCGGTTTCTAACGGCGCCAGTAACGCAGTTACCTTTGTACTATCTTTGCCCTGCTCGATTGCGTAGCTTTTCAAGCTCTCAAGATGAGCTAAAACTTGTTGTTTTGTTTTCACTTTTTAGCCTCCTTTCTATGAGAACAAATTTGTCCCATTAGTGTATAAAGAAAATATTTTGTGTTTTTAGGGGAGCAGTCCGGTCTACATGGTATAGCTCCCTCTTAGATTATTTTACCCGGGGGGATGCTTGCCAACCTGGTCAAAAGAGATTGATAAGAACTATCATCCTCTACTAGCTCGTGGCAGTCCCTGCATAGTGTAATCAGATTGCGATCGTCTAATTTCAATTCCGCATTCTTTTTAATAGCTATGATATGATGCACTTCTAAACCTTTGCTATTCAGCCTGTTATTATATAGGCACAGCTTACATAGATATGCATCACGTTCTAGTATGGTCTTGCGCTTGCGTTGCCATGCTCTGGAAGAACGAAACCTAGTAATATCGTTGGCTATCTTTTTTCTGTTGTATGGTATTGCTGATATACTGCATTGTCCATACTCATGGACTCTGCCACACCTGCTACAAGCCTTTAACATATAATCCCCCAATAGAAAAGCCGCTGACCAGTTAAGGCCAACGGCTTTCGTTATTTAGTTCTCATCGCTTTCGCTATTATACATTATAGCACAGGAAGTATGTGACATTCTATGCCATCTTTTATAAATCGTATTTTTCTTTATAAGCCTCAATATCAATCTCGCCTGCTTTAAGCATCTTTACAAAATGCTTGACGATGATTGTCTGCTCTGCAGTAAGGCGGAACTGTACTTGCTTAGTAACGTCAGCACCAGTCAGCTTAGGACGTCCTGCGCCCTCTCTAGCACCGCCAGTATTAGGACGTGCACCGCCCCATGTTCCTTTTACTTTATTCTCTTCATTGCCCACCATACTATTACACCTCCAGTAATTAACGCTTTAATGGCTTCTTTGTCAAAATTTATGTAGTATAATGCCCAGCCAAAACCTATAACCGCCAAAACATCTGTTGCTTTTATATTCATTGCAATTCCTCCTTTATCTTGTTATAATATGGTTAGGGATTGGAGCTTTCGCCCCGCTCCCTAAACTCCTTTACTTTGCTTTGGTCGGCTAGGGTTTAGGAGTTTTCTTTTTGTTCTTTAACCATTCTTTTACTTCGTTGTAAATGATTGGAAACAGCAAACTGATTAACCATTTTAAGTCTTCTTTAAAATCCATTGTTTACCTCCTTTCTATGTTTTAATTATACCACACTTGATGATTATTGTCAAGCGTTATTCTATATTTATTTAAAATATTCCCATAAAAATTTTAACCGCAAGACATTTTATTGTCCTGCGGTTATTTTTATTTGTGTTTAATTAAAATACCGTTTAAAGCTCTGCCATGTAATCTATGCACTTGCCTCCAACTATATCCCATCTCCACAGCAATTTCCTCCCAAGGTTTATGCCCAGTATATCTTTTAAGCATAACAAGCTTTAACAGCTCATCATCTAGCAGGTCAATCAATGCATAGGTTTCTCTCGTGGCCTTACACTGCTGCTCGATTTTAGCGTTAATTTCCTGCTCAAGCTCATAAATAGCTAAAGCCGCCTGTTCTGGCTTGCTAGTATTGTTATCGCCACCACCAGCAGGAGCTAGGCTATAGCCAGGAGTAATGCGTGTACCAGTTGCTCTAAGCTCCTTCAGCTGATAATGTAGCTCCTTTACTTTAAGGCTCAGCACCCAAGAGGATTTTAATTTGCGTTTTAATTCTTCCTTGGTCGTAATAATCACCTCCTATTTTCCTGTACTGCCGTAGCCTCCACTACGTACACCTTCGGCATTATCATCATCAGTCAGATAAAATTTGGTAAAAACGCCCTGTGCACAACGCTCGCCCTTGCGAATAATATAATCAGCTCCAGAGTTGTTTACAAACGCAATCCCGATATTACCATCATTGTCGGGATTGTCTGCATAGTCACTATCAATTACTGCCGTGCCCTGAGCTACCTGCAAACCGTGTTTGACGGCCAGAGAAGAGCGAATCATCACGGCCAAATACTCATAAGCAGGCATGTAGCATTTAACGTTAAACATAACAAGCTTGCTCATGCTATGTGCTTTGATTGAAATATCTTCAGGTGCATAAAAATCGTAGCCTGCACTGTATTTGCTGCCACGCTTCGGCAGGATTGTATCGGCAGGTGCATTTTTAGTTGGTAAGAATTTTCTCATTACTCTCAGCTCCAATCTTAATAAAAATTACACTCAAAACATTGAAATGCGTTTTATTATAATAATCGTAAAAATTTACGTGTGATTTTGCGTGTGATTTCTCACGATTTTCTCACGATTAAACCTAGGTTTTATCGGCCTTGCGGGATTTTTCTCGGAATAATTCTCGGGATTTATTCCTGTTCCACGCTTCAACTGCTTCTTCTAGGATTTTAAAATAGCCAATTCTAGCTCCGCAGTTTTCGCAAATCACGCCATAATGTGTATCATCCTCTAGTTCATCAAAACTCACTACTACGTCAATATGCACTCCGCTTTCCACGTCCGCTCCACAGAACGGGCAGGGTTTTAATTTCTCGTCCACCTTATCACCTCCAACTGTTCGGAAAAGTCAAACCGCTCACAAAAAACTGAGCGACTTTTCCGTCAAATTCACAAAAAGATGAGGGAGTTTTTAATTATGGCGAATTCGCCACAATTATACGTGTCGATTTTGATGCTTTGCAATGCTGGCCATGATTAGACTGATTATGCTTTTGGGCACAACGCCAGCAACGGCATTTATATGTACCATCGCTATTAGGTTCTGCCGCAAGTCCACAGTCTTTGCAGATTCCTTCAGTCTTACGATTTTTAGCACGTTCCTTCTTGCGTATCAATACTTCTTCTTTCGTTTGCACCATTGTTGCCTCCAAACCTAGTCGATTTCGACCAGTTTATACCGCCCCGAAATCGAGGCGGTTAACTTTTTCAAGGGAGTTTTTCCCAGACTCACAACTTTTTCAAGGGAGTTTTATTTTCCATATCTGCAACGTTGTTTCAAACTACCTACAATTTTCAGTGCTGTATTTTTAGCAGGTGAATTGCCGTCAGCAATGTAGTCGCGATAACGTGCTTGACGTTCTGCTTCTCTCTCTGCTTTATATGTTAGGTATTTGCTACATCGTTCATGACAGCCAACGTACCTATCTGGGCAATCCTTACATGGTGATTTCATTTTTCTTGCTCCTCAATAAGTTTCTTGATATACCAAATAGCCTTTTTTAAATCTTCCTTGCCATTCTTCTCTTTCCAGCGCCACAGGTATTTGATGGCGTTGGCAGTGCAAACAGCTTCGATACCGGTAAGATTTACAGTAGCTGCCTTAATCGCTTCGATACACTCAATTCCGCCCTGCGTGTAATGGGACGGATGATTTACGTTATCGCTCATTTTATCGCTTGTTTTATCGCTCATCGCATAACTACCATCAAGCTGTTTTCTTCGCTCGATAATATATGGAATTGCAGACATTGTAGCGCGCCACACGTAGCTAGCATCGTGGGATTTTTCACATAACTTTATCTTTTTACCGTCACTCATTTCAAAAATGAACGGACAGCCATCGCACCCAGGATGTTTTTTGCATTCAGCACTCAATTTTAATGATAGTTCAACAGATTCTTTTTGATTCATTTCCACGCCTTCCTTTCCCTACGTTGCCATCCGCTATTCGGTGCCATCTTGCTCGGATAAATCGGATAGCGCTTTCTGATTTTCGGCTTCTTGGCGGATTTCAGCGCCTTGTTAAACATCTCCAGAGCTTCCATAATAGCCCAATCATATTCGTTCATTTTCTGCCACCACCAAACAAATTCCAATGCTTTTCAATGCGCTCAAACACTTTCTCAGCACTGAGGCTGCCAACCACACTATCCTCTTCACGCTCCTCCTCGGTCAAGAGGCCCATGATTTCAATCAAATCATCTTCATGGCCGTAAGAGAAATTTGTTTGAATAGCACTGCAAACGCGCTTCTCACCATCCATTGGATAACACAGATGGTAACCGCCTTTTTCAAGATAGAACTCAAACGGAATATCCGCTTTGATAAGTAATTCTTTTAACTTAAAGATTTCGTTCATTTTTCATTCCCTCCACATGCTCCACAATCAGATCGTCAACAACCTTGCAAATCGCCTTTTCATCAGCGCTTAAGGTCTTGTTGGTGATTTTTTCATTGTATTTATCTAGTAACTCAAGCATCGTCTGCATTCTGGTATCCTTTTTCTGCAACTTGCCAAAGTCAAAAGCCAAACTCATAGCAAATGCGTGATACAGCATACCAATAGCAAATGAAGCCATATCCGTTGCCATATGCCTGGCATTAACAACGTTAACTTTATTCGCCTTGATGAGTTCTCTATTTTTTCTACGCCGTTCTGCTCTGTTCATCTCTTTATCACTCCTAAAACACTGCTATCAAATCTTTTAGAGTTTTGATAATCCACTGTCCATGTTTTGCTAAATCTTGCCTGTATTCGTTATATTCGTCCATGTTCTTCCAGGTCAAATGCTTATCGTTGCCGATAATAGGTTTAAGCCTATATCCCCAGCGTTTGTCCTTTTCTATTACGGTACCGTGTGCCCTGTAATATATAAGCACACTATACAGTTCGTAATCATACACAGCTGCTCTCTCAAGCAATGCAAGCCACAGGTCAGAATCTTTGGGTAAATCATTTTTGCGTGGATCCGCAATCACTTTCCCTAAATGGTCAAAACTCATAACAACATCCCTTCCAATGCGTGAACAGTCATCTTGGCGTAATCATCGTCCCACTCTATGATTTTTAATGCTTCCTCTACTGAGTAAGCTACGCCGCCAATCGCTCCTGTTTTAATCATTGCAAGCAAAAACTGTACCTGCTCCTTGGTAGGTTTCCTTGGGTGCAGCTTCGTCTCAATATAAAAAGCACGTCCGCCCTTTTTCGTTCCACACAAATCTGAATACCCCTTGGGGAGACCGGTGTCAAACCATCTGCCATCACGCATCCGCACCTTTCCCACATTGGTGCGAAAAATTTTGTGGCCTTTGGCACTGATGGCAAGCATAACCTTGTGCATCAACTCTGTTTCTGTCATCCAAACCTAGCCCCCTTTACATCACTGTAATAATGGTTAATCTGGTACCAATACTTTCTTGGAATTGCAATGCCCAACTCTGCAGCACGCCTAAAGCTCCAGCCCATTTTATATTTCTTCAGCTTACGGAATTCTTCCAAGCCTTCCCACGTTTCAAATTTTATATAATCTGCATAAGGCATCTTAGTAATCTCTTCCAGCGTGTAGCCCTCAATAGTTTTTCGTTCCGCTCTAGGCTCTGGCTTGAACACGTGCATACAGTAAGGGCAGATTTTTGCCGAACTATCAACCACGCTAAAACATACAGGACACTGCTTAATAGGCTTTTCGTCCTTCTTCTTGCTTTTCTTGGTTTTGGCTTCCAAGCTCCACTCACGCTCGTCGTCAGGCAGGCCATGACGTGTATAGTTGCCTACATGATCAAGAATAATTGCCACCTTTTCAGGATTCTTCGGATCATACCTCATACTGCGCATACTTTGCTGAATATGCAGTGTCAGCGATTTTGTAGGCCTTAAAAGCACCACCGCCTCACAGTCTGGAACGTCAAACCCTTCGCCAAAAAGGTCTACGTTACTGAGCACCTTAATTTTACCTGTGCGGAAATCATTAACCACACTCTCACGCTCTGCTTTAGGCGTAGTTCCGTCCAAATGCGCCGCCGCTATTCCTGCATCCTGAAAAGCTTTTACAGTGTTCTTGCTCGTTTCTATGGAGCTGCAGTACACTATGGTTTTCTTTCCATTGGCAAGCTTAAGCCAATTTTCTACAGCACCGCCAAAGATTGCAGATTTATTCATCAGCTCTTCCAGCTCTGCTCTATCATAGTCACCGCATTTAGTATGCAGCTTGCTTGCATCTGCCAGCTGTACGCTGTAATACCTGTACGGAGCCAGGTAGTGATTTTCTATGAGCCATTCAGTGCTGACAGATAAAATCAATTCCTCAAATACTGCACCTAAGCCGCCTTCGTTCATGCGGCTGGGCGTTGCAGTAAAACCAAGCATAGGAACGCCCTTGTAATATTCCAGAATTTTAATGTAGCTGGCGCTGAGGATATGATGTGCTTCATCCACGATGATAAGATCAGGACGAGGCATTTTGTGCAGCCTACGGCAAGCAGTCTGCACCATCATTACAGAGCATAATTTAAAATCTACACCGCAGAGCTTAAAGGTGCCTTCAATCTGTTGGCACAACTCCTTGCGATGAACCAAAAACAACACTCTGTTTTTACGCTTCGTGGTAAGCTGGGCTATCGTGCCCTGGATAATAGATTTTCCACCGCCACAGCCAAGCACGCAGCACACAGCTTTTCTGCCACGCTGGATAGCACTGCGTGCATCATTTACAAGCTTGTTTTGATAATCTCTTAACTCTATAGTCACTGTTCAACCTTCTTAGATAACCTTTTTATGATATTTAGATAACCTTAATAAAGTCTCAAACCCCGCATGAAACCTAGCTAGATAACCAGATAACCTTTTTTTCGGTACATACCTCTTATATTTATAAGAAAAGAGAAATATATAATTTTATTTTTTCTCCTACACGTATACCCTTATTTTAGGTTATCTAAGTTATCTAGGTTATCTAAAGTCTCAAAACCCGCATAAAGCCTAGGTTCTTTTTAGATAACCTTAGATAACCTTTTGGATTTTTCCGATAAAAAGGTTATCTAAATTATTTGTTCAAAGGTTTTTAATCTCACATAATACGCAGTAATCTTATTCAGTGTTTGCGAGCCATAGTATTTTCCTTGTGTTGTTCTAACCAAATAACCTCGTTCACACCATTTCTTTTTTACAGCTTCAAAAGAAAACCCGTTATCAGATAATATTTTTATCAGTACGTTTTTATTGATAAAAATAAGACCATCACTCTTAATTCTTCCCCAATACGACTTTATGAACCTATCATCAGCATGCATCATTTCAGAGTCAAAATTCTCCGCATTCTCTGCTATCAGCGCCATGACAACATGATAAGCACGCTCAGCAACATCAACCTGTGCTTTGGATTTCAAAAACGGAGCTATCTCAGGGATTGTCAACACCTTGCCTTCATCCCCAAAAATCACCTTGCCTGCAATGCTGTCTGCCAAAAATATCAGAGCCATCGCCATAGCCTGCTTCTCGGTAGTATTGGTTGCTTCAAGGATGTATTGCATAGCTTCGTTGCAATCTTCTTTAAGGTTCTCGTCAGCCAATGCTGCAATAAACGCTTTGCCTGCACAGCCATAATGACCATTAACAAAATTAACAACAGCATTACCGTTCTGTATAATTTGCTGATCGCATTCAATCTCTATTACACGATTGACCACACCGCCACCAGATTCGGCTCTTGTACAAGGCTCTTCACCTGTAAAGATAAAGCTGTTCAGCCAGTTGCGCTGCTTCTGGAGACGGGAATCACTATTCATACGGCCTCTGTCAACACCCTCAGTAATACACATAATCAAAGTGTCATAGTTTTCGTAACGGCTTTTAATGGTTTGCAGCTCGTCGCCAAAGAATGGCAAATTACGAAGCACTGCTGCCATACTCATCATAGAGTTTTGAGTCATGTTCATCGTGCGGACCATTCTGCCCATAGCAGGATTGCCCCAAACGGATGCAGCTACCATCATAGCAACGGTTTTACCGCTTCCAGTACCTCCCCATAAATGGAGCACGAATGGCAAAGCATTAACCTTTTCAATCAGCACACTTGCAAAGCTAGCCGCCAAAATCAGCCTCATATAAAGGTTTTCACGAAGAGGTCGAACGAATTCTACCCATTCTTCAAGAGTTCCTTTATCCATAATGGCGCTGATGAGGCTCTTATACTGCTCCTCACAATCAAGCTTAAAATCATCGTTGTAAGGAATAAAGGTTCCGTCAATCCATCCAAGATGGTCGATAGATTTTACCCTAGGCAAAATATCCGGATTCATTGCAACGACGTCAGCCAGGTATTTAACCAATGCTCCTGCATTATTACTGTTAACTTCAATACCGTTATCAGCAAGGTTAATGATTTTCTGCTTGTTGGCTATAGTGTTACGAGCTACAAGTAAGTTATTCCAATGTCCTTCCTTGAAAAATGTCAGACGGATTTTCTCGATACCGTCCTCAGCATTGCAAAGAATTTCTGTTGGCATAATAGGAATTGGGCTAGCGTAATCTTTGACAGTCGCAGTATTATAACCGCTTCCCTGCTGTTTTAAGTGATAAACGCCGTCAAGGCCAGTTAGCCATTCACCACAACGTAATTGAAAAGGTTGAAACGGAAACAATGTCATATTGTCGGAGCGTATATGCTTTGCAGCTTGCTGAACCATATACGTTTGGAAATACTTCTTAAAATTGGTAGCACATTTATTTGCCGTTGCCTGGCAATCTACAAGGCTGATAATCCTCATACGCTCATCAGGCTCAGTAATAGCATTGATAGCTTCCATCAGAGCAGAATTAAACATCTGCTCTTTAGTGAGGCTTTTGATAAAATCCTCAGTCAGCTCATATTTTACAGGCCACTCATAATTGATGATGGTAGCAACATCGCCACCCTGCTTAAAATAGTCAGCGACATCGCCCTTTTTAGGGCAGTCCTTCCAGACCTTTGGTAATGGCAGCACTCGCACGCCTTCCCAAGCATTGGAATAATCAGCGCCCTTATCATCGTTATCAGGAATCAGCACTTTATCCTTAAACTTGTCCAGCAGGCTTTTATCAACCTCAGTCAGCTTAATATTTTTCTGAGCGCCTGTATTGGTGGTAGTGGCAAGCAGGCCCGCTTTGGTCATTGCATCAACACACTTTTCACCCTCCACAATATAGAGCGTGGTTTCCGGATCTGCTTCCGCTAGTCCGTCCAGATTATAGAGGTTGTTGCAATTGTCAGGCTTTTTGTACTGTGTCCTGCCGTTTTCCTCGTATAAAAAACTGAATACCTTATGACCATCAGCCCATTTCCTGCGGCGCTTTCTATACGCCTCGGTTCCATCTGGATTGCGATAGATATGGTAATAGTCTTCGATAGGCTTTACCTGTTTGTAATCCATCGGCTCAGGTTCTTCATGTTTAGCGCCCATAGCACGCCACGCCTTGAAAAAATCTGTTCCAGGTGCATTGCATTTTTGGCAATACACAAGGATTTCGCCGTTTTTCTCGGATACGTATAAATGGCCTTTTTTACCGCATAAAGGGCAGTCAGCAACAAGCTGGCCGCCCTTATTTTTTACTCCCTCAAGATAGGGCTTAATGTCATCAAGATTCAGTTTTGCATTAGAACGGACAGTCATCGTAGCTGTTGATAGGTGCGGAAGCAGTATCAGCTTGGCTCAGCTTTTTAAGCTCTGGAATCTTGTAATCGCCTTGGCGAATAGCTTCACCACTGCGAATGCTGTCTACATAGGTGCGTACGCCTACAGTGCCATCCTTTTTAACGTATTCCTCTTCGCCCAGTACAAGGCCAATCCACATGCCCTTCATACGTTGCTCATTACCATCAAAGCTGTTAGCGTTAAAATTGCGGTTAGATTTTTCTAAAGCGGTCAAGAAGCCCTTGAAAAAGCCCCTTGCCTTAGGTTTGTAGGAGCGGTTAAAACGGATGTAATCCCAATCCTTACCAGTACGTTCTTCGCTCAGCTTGCCATAATCTTTAAATTCGCCTTCAGCAATATCGGCGTAAATCTTAAGATATTCCTTGCTAGGATTATCCTCAACGGATACAATACGGCAGATGTAGGCACCTGCGCCCGGTCTAGCAAATTCTTGAGCCTCTTGCTCTTTACTCCAGTCGATGTTAATCATTGTTCTTCCTCCTTAGTAATCTTTCAATGCTTCAATTACGAGCATTATGTCGTTTTCAATTTCAGCCTTATCAAACGCCCCCATCGGAGATTTGGCAGTGCTGCTATTAGCTTTAGTTTCAAAAACATAATTGCCATTTTTAGCCTTGGCAAGTAATACAGTAGTCATCTTGCTTTCTAAAACAATCTTGCTCAGTTTGCGGCCGCTAGTACGGATGCGAGTAAACACATAGCCGTTATCGTCTATAAATGTTTCAGAATGAGCTATTACGATTACTGTGTACTTATCGTCCATATTATTGGCATAATCCAAAATACTCCAAATGGACTGTGCAAGCTCTACCCATTTGTCATAGTTTTTTTCCTTCATTCGCCGCATTTCATCGCCAACCATAATTCCATTGATTGTATCAATCACAATGTATTCGCATTGCAATGCGCTTTCTTGCACCCATTTCAAACATTCCAGTACTCTGCTAGGATCATCAATTCTAAAATAATTTTTCTGCTCGCTGTTATATTGGCTTTTCCAACCTTTCCAACTTAAGCCTTTGCGGTCGGCATCAATGTATACCGTTTTATCTGGCGGCAGATTGCGCATAGCGGTTGTTTTACCACTTCCGGATTCTCCCATAATTCCTATGATTTTACTCATTTGCATACCTCCACTCCTGTGATTGGTTTCCAATGCACTCCCATATAATCACTTCCTTCTAAGTCTTCCCTCTTAGTCAAAAAATAGTGCTTGCGGCGTGGTTTGCAGGATGTCTGCAATGCGTTGCATAATCTTAATGCTAGGATTCTTGCAACGCCCATTTTCCAACGCTGCCATATAAAAAACAGATATACCGGCTTTTTCAGCAAGCTCTTTCTGCTTGATTCCTGCTGTGATTCTAGCAAGCTTGATACGTTTTCCCATTGTCATTTCCATATTCTTACACCTCAACACTAAATCTTTCACTAATAAAAATTTTTACAGAAGGAACTATTTCCCCATCCTCAGTAACAAATTTGCCGTCCTCAGTAACAATGCAGTTCTTTTTCATCTCGTTCCAGTTCAGCTTTTCTTCAATCTTTACAAAATCATGCATCCCTGTTTCCTTGACAAATTCCAGCAAAGCTTTTTCATCACGTTCATATGTAGTAGCTTTCTTAAAAGACATTTTGCCGCTGGGCATCTTAAGCGTTTTGGTCTTTTTACCTTCCAGCTCTGCCGCAGCAAATGGCATCAGCAAGCCTTCGAAAAACTTTACATCATTCTCATGGGCTTCTGCTTGCTCATCCGCCCACGCTTGAATTTTGGCAATCTGCTCGTTAGCAAAATCATCAATACGCTTACATTCAGCTTTGTGCTCGGCAATCTTTTTCAAAGCCCATTCGGCTTTTTCCATACTGTCAACGATAAAACTATCTTTAGCTTCCACGGGTTTTAAATAATCATTCAGGTTCTTTTCCATATCAGCAGTTTCCATCATCTTTACCCTCCTTAACAGTTTCATTGGCTTTCGCCTCCTTTAACAATTTATCTTTAGCCGCATGTGCGGTTAAGCTGGCATCTGTAGCACGTTCTTTAATGTCCTGAGTAGACTTTTCGACCATATTCAAAGTATCCTCGATAGCACTGAGAGTGACCTCGTCAAACTCATCATCTTGCAGATAGTCTGCAATCAGCTCCGTGCTTTGCATAAGCTTCTTAATTTCGATACCAATCAGCGCCATCTTGCAGGCAATTTTAACTCTATCCATTTTGTAATCCTCCATAATTGTGTTATAATGGAAACGATGAGTTTGCTGTTCATCGTCTCTTGCACCTAGTAGTGTTGCCCGCACTGCTAGGTGCTTTTTTCTTTTCTCAGCGGGCAACATATTCCATGATGTCCTTAACCATCGCACAGCCACTGTCCATGTGCACGTTGATTTCCTTGCTGTAACCGTTCTTGTATTGCACGATAACGCTTTCTGGGTATTCAAGGCCTTGTCTACAATAAATCAGCCTCACAATATCAGCGCCATCTCTAGTCATCTGTAGCACCTTGCACAGCTCATTGCAGATTTCTTGCTTATTCTCCATCACTTCTCACCTCCATATCTCCTACGGTTTTTATCCAGGCATTTATTTCGCCTCGTAGACTGCTTTTGCCAACACAGTCTGTCATCACAGCACATCGGCAGGCCGTTAACGTAATGCCATAAGTAGATCTTCTTACCACACCTAGCGCAAATTTTAAACTTCCGCTCCGTCATTGCATTGCTCCTGAGCGTTAATGTAATCTCTAATGGCTTCCGCCGAGATGTAGCGATAACGGCCTCTAGGCACGTAGCGGATAAGACCCTCATCAATAATCTGCTTTAAAAAAGTTGTACCGCAATTCAGCAATATACAAACCTTTTTTGTAGAGTAAAGCATTCGTGTAGGCACGCTTTCAGCTTTACGTGTCCGCTGTTCCTCTTTTGTTGGTCTACCTCTTTTCGCCATTTTTTCACCCCCTATTTGTAGATTTTGTTGGTAATGGTAACTACATCTCCCGGTTGCAGTTGGCGGTGACCATTATCTCGCATATTAACCGCCCACATTTCGTCAAAGCATTCCGCATTGTTATCCATATAATGCTTGTCACAAATGCCGTACCAGGTATCGCCAGCTTGTACTGTGTATGTAGTTACTACCTTATCTACTGGACGTAGCACATCATAAGAGATGTAGCCTACGCTCAGCATTACCATTGCAGTTACAAATAAATTGATTGCTGTACGCATTTCGTTTCCCTCCCTTAGTTCACATCTTCTCCAGAATAAGGCGAATTTCTCTGCCTACTGCAAGGCGGTCTGCAAAGGTCTGCTGAGCTCTGAAGTCGTCCATATAGGTATCGACCATCTCCTCATATACTCTTTGCTTCAAGCCCTTGCTCTCGCCCTTGTAAGGCTTCAAGATGTTAACACCACCTGTAGGGTTGAACTCAACGTAACCTTGGTTCTTAAGTCGGTGGCGGTACACACACACCATATCCTCTGTAATGTCTCCCATAACCTCTGCAACCTCAACATCCTTAAAACTAGGATGCTCTGCAAAGACTTTATAAACTCTTGAAATCTTGCTCTCTGCCATTACAGCACCTCCTTTATTACGCCTCCGTGCTATAATTAACCTATAGGAAGGAGGTGAATTATTTTGAAACGTGATTTGGATTTAATCCGAAAAATCTTATTAGCTATAGAAAATGCTGATAGCCTTTGTTATTACAATGGAATACAGCAGTTAGCAGAAGATATAGATTGTACTGATTTAGCTCTTGTCAGTTTCCATGTAACGCTGTTAGTCGATAATGATTATATAGATGTAATCGACATTAGTTGTTGTGGTGTCGAATACGACGACTATATGATTAAGCGACTTACAGCTGATGGATGCGATTATTTGGACAATATTCGCAACGATACTGTATGGAACAAAACCAAAGAACTTTTATCTAAAGTTGGTGGTACCTGTGCATTAGAACTTGTCAAAACTATATCTGGAAAAGTTATTTTAAGTCAGCTCGGAATTTAATCTCTGCTTCAATAACGTCATCAAAAACAGAGTTTAACTTCTTATAACATTCCAATAAATCGGCTGGTGGATTGGGTCCTATATGGATTTCATCTGCCAGCGCTTTTTTATGCGTCAATAAAATCAGAACACGGTCCTGCCAAACAGGCTTCATAATACGCACCACTTCTCACCTCCTTTTTAAAATACGTCTAGATTATTTCTACTAAAAGTAGAGTAGATTAACAAAAAAATATATCATTGTAGGCAACACCCAGATATTCAGCAATTTTTTTTGCTTGTTTAATGGATATATCTTCAGGATTTTCCTCTAATTTCCTATATGTTTGTACATGGACACCTAGTAAATTAGCCATTTCTTCCTGAGTTTTTCCTTTTACTAATCTATGTTGCTTTAAGGATAAACTCAAAGTAAATCACCACCTTTCATATCTCGATACGCTCATTATATTCTACTTTAGGTAGAATGTCAACTACCAAAAGTAGAATATTTTCCCTAAGATGTTGATTTTATTCTACTTATAGTGTAGTATAAACATATAGGAGGTTTTATCATGGGAATACCAGAAAATATAAAAAAATTACGTGAAATGTATAACTTATCTCAAAAGGATTTAGGCATTATTGCTGGAGTAAGCGATAAAGCCGTATCCACATGGGAAAAAGGATTAAAAGAACCACGAATGGGAGCTATACAAAAAATAGCAGACCATTTCGGCTTACAGAAAAGTAATATAATCGAAGATGGTGGCCTTAACTCTAGAAAGGCTGACCTAGTAGAGTCCCCAACCCCCCAAACAAAAAAAGTCCCCAAGGACTTAAAGAAAATCCTTGAGGACGAAGAAGTGACTTTAAACGGACGTATGATGTCTGATGAAGATAAAGAAAAAATGATGCGTATCATTGAAGCTGCCTTTTATGAAGCTAAGGAAATGAATAAGCGAAAGTAGGCGGTGATATGAATGGCGTACAATTACAAATTACGAATACAAAACTTAATCAAAAAATACGGTACATCTAATCCTGAAGAAATTGCAAAATATTTAAACATCAATGTACGCTACGTTGATACCCCTAACCATATAAACGGCTTCTGGAAACGCATACTCCGACGTAAATTCATATTCGTTAACGAAAAGCTGGACGAATGGCAACGCATGACTGTTATTTCTCACGAGCTCGGTCATATACTGCTTCACCCACATTATCATCATTTCTGCAGCGAAGGACGTAGCTATTTTGCTTCCAAAAGACACGAGAACGAAGCAGATAGCTTTGCAATGTGCTTAATGGAAGCGAACGGTGTAGATACCATTTATTCTTACACCTTCCTGCAAGACGGCTGGAGATAAAAATACCGCCCTGCTGGGTGCAGAGCGGCGATGTATGAGATATTAAAGTGAGGTCGTACCTATGAAATTAAGTTTAGACATAATAACACAAATAAAGCAAAATGCACTCTTAGGAATTGAAAAATTTTTAATCAAGCGATTGGAATCTCAAGATGAAAAACAAATCAAAGTCGTTCAAACAATGTCCTTTTGGATTTTAGACTACGTTCGTCTTCAAACATATGAAACTCAACAACAGGTAAAATATAAAAAATATAAACGTGGAGATGTGATAAAAGTTAATTTCGGTCATCGAATTGGCAGAGAGCATGGCGGTTTGCACTACGCTATCGTCATAGACAATAACAATGCATTAGCTTCAAACACAATTACTGTAATCCCTCTATCATCCTTTAAACCTAATATGGACTCAAATCACCTAGGTAAAGATAGATTATTCCTAGATACGGAAATTTACAAATTACTCATAGACAAACTTAACTCGCTAAATCCTAATTCTGTGGAAGCTATAGCCGTAAAGAAAGAATTATCCAGAATGAAAGCTGGAACCATTGCTTTAATAGGTCAAATAACAACAATAAGTAAATACAGAATTTATGATCCGTTATCTACAAAAAATGCCTTACATAAAATACGCCTATCTGATAGTACGTTAAACCACGTAGATTGTAAAATCAAAGAATTATTTACCCATACAAATTGACAAAAACGGTGCTTTGATGTATTATAATATTACTTAGTCCCTAGCGGACACTATCAAAGACATAGCCTTTTCAGGCACTATTAGAGCACCGTTTACTTTTCAAGTAGGCGGTGCTTTTCTTTATACAAATCCCCCGCCCTGCTGGGTGCAGAGCAGTTAAGAGCGGAATTTAGGATAATAAGAAGGGAATGAACACACTATGAAGGATGTTAAAAGTACACTTAATGCTAACGGAGTAGAAATTCGTATTACTAGCTCCAACGAGGCAGATTATATTTCTTTAACAGATATTGCGAAAAAGCGCGATCCTGAAAATCCCCGTTATATTATTCAAAACTGGATGCGTTCCCGTAGCACAATTTCTTTTCTTGGATTGTGGGAGGAATTAAACAATCCTAATTTTAACCGTGTCGAATTCGACACCTTTAAAAATGAATCTGGAGAAAATAGCTTTGTTATGACACCGCAAAAGTGGATTGCTGCAACTAATGCTATTGGTATTACTTCTAAGTCTGGTCGCTACGGTGGCACATATGCGCACTCCGATATAGCTTTTGAATTTGCTTCCTGGATTTCTCCTGAGTTCAAGCTTTATATCATCAAAGATTATCAGCGTCTAAAATCTGATGAAAGCCACGCCAAGCAAATAGAATGGAATGTTAAGCGTGAAATCGCTAAGTCTAACTACCGTATTCACACTGATGCAATTAAAGAAAATCTTAGGTTCATTGTAAAATGAAATTGCACACCTTGAAAACAGAATAAAAATAGTCCATT